AAATTCTTTATCCCCAAATAACCTTTTCTTAGTTTCTTTTAACTCGTCTTGATTTTCAATTGGGAAGAATTGTTTTTCATTTATACCATGAGGCACATAAGTAATGATTTTATCTTTAGCTTTTTTACCTAAAACCATTTCATTAATATTTTTGGTTTGTTTAGATATAGCTAATAATGTATCACATGATTCATAAAATGCTCTATTGTAAAGAGGCGCTGGTAAGTCATCCCATATATTGAGGTAAATCATTGGGATTTGCTTTCTAATTTCATTTTCAATAGCAAATAACCAATCATAGTATCTTGGATCAGTAAAAAACATTAAACCATCAGGTTTTTCAGCTTTTATTAAAGCTCTAATTAAATCCGCATTACCATATCCATTATTTGGATATAATATAATTGATGAATCGGTATTGCCGGTTTCTTGATTAGTGGCTTCAGATAAATCCATTCTTTGACCTGCTTCAGGATGGTTAATTGCGGCTCCTATTGTAACCCAATTATAATGATGAGATGTTCCTAAAACTATCTCTCTAGCCATTGTCGCTATTCCTGAGTGCATTCTGATATCATCACAAATAAATAATATCTTTTTTCTTTGTTTTTTTGGTATGTAACCTTCTTTCATAAACTATTTTATTTTTCTAAATCCAAATCCATATGATCATGAACCATTTTTTGAAATTCAGAGTCTGTTAAATATAGATGCATACATCTATCTGCTAATTTTTGTAATGAAAACTTTGTTTTAATGGTTTCAATTTTGAAAGCCTCAAAGATATCTTTATCTACCTTTACACTTGTTAATTGTTGATTTTGTGACATAATTTATATTTTTGTTATTATTATATATAAATATATGCACCTTTAGTAAAATTTAAATGTTTTTTTAACTTCCTCGTTTTTATCACATAAGTCTTGATTGTTTTTATAAGGACAAAAATGACAGTTATGTTTACTTGGTTTTTTCTCTAATTCAATCATATTATAATTTCCTTCAGAATCAAATGCTTGATTTAAAAATCCTTCCAACAATTGTGTAGATTTATTTACTTTAATTTTACCAGCAGCGGGTTTAAATTCTTGGATTCGTTTTTGTGGAAAATCTCCTCCTTCATATACCTTTCTTCTAGTAATAAAGTATTCTACTTCAATGTTGTCAATGGGAAAATCATATTGTTCTGCAAAGAATTTTTTATATAAGAGTATTTGAGATATTTTAACATCATCTTTTTTCTCTTTATCACCCCAACCTCTAGTTGAAGTCTTTATATCAAGAATCTTGATTGTATTAGTAGGTTCATGATAAAACACTACATCAATAAAACCTGTTATAAAGACTTTTTCTAAAGTTTTAATAGGGTTCAAAACAATTGGTAATTCACAACCTACTAAATACCAACCTTTTTTAGAAAAGTAAGCAGCTCGTTTCTCTCTAATAAAATTAAGAATTTGAATTCCATCATCACAAAATTCTGCTAGTTCTGCTGCTGTAGAAAAATGAACGTTATTATTCTTTTCTAAAGTAAGTTTGTATTCGTTTTTTAGGGCATTTTTAAAATCTATTTCAATATCTAAATGATCTGCTGCTACTCCACTTTCTTCATACAATACTGTTAAATAGTTTTGTAAAATTAAATGTAGAGCCGTTCCAAATACCGCGTGTATACTAGGTTCAAATACTTTAAGTTTATCTCTATATTTTAACCCCCATTGAAAAGGGCAATTAGAAAACATACTTAATTGAGAATACGATATATACTTATTAACTTCGTAATTGACGGGTGGAACTACTATTTTTCTAAGATCCTTTAATACTGATGGGATTTGTTTAGCCAAGTTTTTTTCTATTTTGGATCTCTCTGTCTAAATAAAATAGAGCTTTTTCTAAATCCTGAATTATATTATCTTTTTTACCTGCTCTGGAAATATATTTTAAGGTGTTACCTAAATTAAATCCTACCTCCCATGCTTCTATGACTTTAATGGCTTCATAAGGATTATCTTCACCTCCATAATGGGTTGGATGATTAATAGCCTCTTTAAGGATATTTAGAGATTGCTGTTCTTGTTGTTTTTTATCAAAGTAGGCAGTTGCTGAGTTACTCATTTTAATAATTTTTTAATTTCTTTTTCTTCTTTACCTAATTGTTGTAAAATATCTTTTATGTCTTGTTGTGTTAAAATACTACAATAATCTAAAACCTCTCTAGTACTAATTTGGAAATATTCTGATAATAAACTTATAGTTTCTTTTATGTAAGATTGTTTAAAAGGTTTTTGGTATTTATTAAAGAATTTTTGTTTAGGTAAAGTTTTACAATAAAACTCATATAACTTTTGTTTGGACATTTGATACTCTTGAATCTCAGCTACTAATTCAATATAGTTTGGATTCATTGATACTATCTTATTAATCATAAAATTACTAAAGATTTCATGCTCCTCATTCGAAAATGAGGACCATGATTCTTTATCATAAGATATTTGTTTTATCCAATCAAATATGCTATTGATTTTCTTGCTCATCTTCTAGAATGAATTTAAACTCATCAGGTAAACCATCTTTTAAAATTTCACCAGTTTCGGGATCATAAAATACTTGAATTGGTAGTACGTTATCTTCACTAGTACCAGTGATAAATTTAGATACTTTTCTTAAAAGATATCCTTGATGCCAAATTTTACCGCCAGCAGCAGTTAAAATTGAAGTTGTTTTGCTTAAATCTAAGCTCATTTGTGGTTGTTGATTTTCCATTTTTTATTTAGTTGTTAATAATTTAGCTATACAGGCACAAAATGTAATTTCTTTATCAGGTGCCATAATTGATTTGTGTTGGTAATCTGCTATTATAAGAGTAGTAACAGCTGATTCATTAAATTCATCTGCTCTTTCAAATAGCACTCTATATAATTCATTGTAATCTCTAATGTTAGAATTCATTACTAACTGTCTTATAGTAGTAAAGTTTTTAACATTTTTGGTTTTAAGTAATTCTATTACTTGATCAGATGTTTGTTTAAGATTTATAACATCCCTACTTTGTTGTAATTCTCCATTTTTAATAGATGATTGTAATAGATTTAAACTTTTTCTAATATCAGGGTAAGTTTGTTTAACAATTCTTACTAGATCAGCTTTAGTGTAAGTAATCCCTTCTAAACCTAGAATTTCAACACATTTAAATGCTACATCCTGCATTGATGGAGGAATTAATTCAAACATAACAGTTCTAGACTGAATTGGATCAATTATCCTTTCTATGAAGTTACAAGTGAATATAAAGCGAGCATTTAAACTATAAGTTTCAATTACATTTCTAAGAGCTGCTTGAGCGTTAATAGTTAAGAAATCTGCTTCATCCATTATAACCACTTTAAGTGGTTTAAAACCAGCAGCAGAAACAAACGATTTTACCTTATCTCTAATAGTATCAATACCATTTTCATCAGAGCAATTAATGTATATGAAATCACAATTAATGTTATTCACTATTAATTTAGCAGCTGTAGTTTTTCCTGTGCCTGCAGGCCCTGTAAGTAATAGATGAGGAATATCATTAGAGTCAATCCATTGTTGTAAAGATGATTTAAAATCATCATTACCAATGTATCCTTCTAAGGTATCAGGTCTATACTTTTCGGTAAATAAGGTGTGTTTTTTATTGAACATAATTTTTATAATATATGGAGTCTCTTTCAAGACTCCAAATTTATTACATCATCCCTTGCATAGGATTGATTTCTTCTTTTTTATCTTCTTTTTTCTCATAAATTACAGATTCGGTTGTTAGGATTGTACCGGCAACTGATGTTGCATTTTCTAAAGCAATACGAGTTACTTTTTTAGGATCAATAATACCTGCTGCTTTAAAGTCCATTGTTGATAAGTCTTTGTAATTAAGACCATCCCAATTACTTCCTTTTTCTGAATCCGTTAATTTAGAACCTAAATATTGTACTTCAATTAAATCATGACCTGCGTTAGTTAAAATTCTTTGAAATGGGGCTGCTGCTGCTCTATAAACAATTTTTTTACCATTTATAAAATCATTTGAACCTTCAAAAGTAATTGATTTTCTAGCATATAATAATGCTGTACCACCACCTATTACGATACCTTCTTCAAGCGCTGCTCTTGTGGCAAATAAAGCATCTTCTACTCTATCTTTTTTCTCTTTAATTTCTAATTCACTATTACCACCTACGTTAATAATAGCTACACCACCTATCATTTTACCTAAACGTTCTTGTAATTTTTCTTTTTCAAATGGTGAACCAGCGTCATCAATTTGTTTTTTAATTTCTTGTGCTCTAGTTTCAATAGCTGCTTCTTCACCTTTACCATCAACAATTGTTGTTTTATCTTTACCAATTGTGGCAGTACGAGAAGTACCTAAACATTGTTTTAAAGTAGTAACATCAATTTTATCAAGTTTATGTCCTTTATCTTTAGATAGAACTTGACCACCTGTAATGATAGCTAAGTCTTCTAAGGCCATTGTTCTTCTATCTCCAAATTCAGGTGCTTTAACTGCTACTACATTTACAATACCCCTCATTTTATTAACAATAGATACTGCTAAAGCTTCACCATCAACATCTTCTGCTACAATTAATAATGAACGTTTTTCGGTATTAGCTAATGTTAAAGCAGGCACTAATTCGTTTACTGTTGTTATTCTACCATTATAAATTAAAATATAAGGATTATCTAACACAGCTGTCATTGTATTATTATCAGTTACAAAATAAGGTGATTTGTAACCTCTTTCAAATTGCATACCTTCTACAATTTCAAGTGAAGTTTCACCTGATTTTGATTCTTCTATGGCAACTACTCCATCTCTACCTACTTTTTCTAAAGCAGTAGCTATTAAGTTTCCAATTTCTGTATCATTATTACCTGAAATAGTAGCAACTTCTTTAATTTGTTGGTTATCAGAAATATCTTCTGTTAGATTATTAAGAGCGTTTTTAAGCTCTTCAACAGCAGCATCAATACCTTTTTTGATTTCAACTGGGTTTTGACCAGCATTAACATGTTTTAAACCTTCTTCTAAGATAGCATATGTTAATAAAGTGCTTGTAGTTGTACCATCTCCAACTTCATTAGCGGATTTAACTGATACTTTTTGCACTAATTCAGCTCCTGTTGATTCAATTGGATCTTCTAATTCTTTAAAAGCTTTAGCTACAGTTACACCGTCTTTGGTTACTGTTAATTGACCATATTCTCCTTTAATCAATACTGTTCTACCTGCTGGTCCTAAGGTAGAAGATACACTATCATTAAGTTTTTTAACTCCTGATAGTAATTTTGTTTTTAATTCTGTTCCGAATGCTGTTTCTGTCATAATTAATCTTCTATAATTGATGGTATTTGTTCTTGTGAAATAATTAAATAATCTATATTATCTAATGTTAATTTTTGTGCTCCCATTGGGGGAATAACTACTTTTTGACCTACTTTTAAATCTGATGGTACAAATTCACCTTTATGCCAATTGTATACATCTGATACTGCTATTACTTCTGCTACAAGCGATTTTTCATGACCCATATCAGGGATAATGATGTTACCAACTTTCATTTCGTTTTCTTCGAGTTGTTTTAAGATGATACTACCACCTCTTGGTTTTAATTTACTCATGGTTAATTAAATGGTTTAAATTATTTGAAAATGTTTCTAATTCTTTAATGTATTCTTTAATAGTGTAATTTGGTTTCTTCTCAACTATTTGAGTTCTAGCTATATATTTTAAAGCATTAGTTAATTGGGTGTAATAACCAATTGTTTTTTCTTTGCTAGTTTCAGGATCGATATAAATTAAATTATAACTTTCATCATCAACAACTATCTTATAATTGCCTAATGATGGATCTGAGATTAATGTTGTTTTCTTTGTAGATCCTTTTTGTCTACCTTTAAATTGAGCGTTTGCCATAACTTTATATTTAATTTATATTAATATAATATAATAAATCTTTTTTGATTCTCCAAATAAAATTAACCTAAGGGCTTAAGTTTTTTATTTTATTTTTATTGTTTTAGGTTTTGCTCTTTCAGCTACAGGTATAGAAATTTCTAGCAAACCATTTTCTAATTTTGCTAAGGCTAAAGATAAATCGTATTTAGCCGATATTTTATAACCTAAATTGAAAGATTTTTTAGATAATCCTCTATGGATTGTTCCAGGATGAAGTTCTTTTTCTTCTTCTGCTTTACTATAACTAATTTTTAAGATATCATCTTCGATATCTACATTTACTTCATCTTTAGTAAGACCAGTACAAGCTACTTCAAAATGAAGTCCTGCATCGTCATAAAAGATATTTAAAGGGTGAGGTTGTTTGGTGGTTGCTGCTGAACCATATCCACTTGTAGGGTAAAAGAAATTGTGGAATAGAATATCAAATTCATTAAAGTTTGTACTCATGTTGATTTACGTTTTGTGAGTGCTTTTGCTACTCGTTAATATTTGCCCTTAGGTCATTTGCTATAAATATTATTATTCGTGTAAAGCCACAAGAAAATATTCTGATTTTACACCTGCTTCTTCTAGATTAATCTTTAATAATCCATCTTTATAAACACATACTTTACCTATTGCGTTTTTATTTACAGATATTACTTCTCTAAAATTATTAGCACTAAAGGCTATAGATTTTATTTTATTTATAATTTTTCCTGATTCTATAAAGTTTGCTTTATTTGAGTAAGATGATTTTTCACCAATCATAAAGTTAATAACTTCATCATTTTTAAAATCTTTAGATATACCTACTTCAAATCTAGGTGGTTTATCTAGAGCGTTGTGTGCCTTAATATATTTTTGAGTAAAATCAAAGTTAATATCAAATTCTAAATCATGAGGAGGTAAATTAGGAATTACACCAGGATCTTGAATTAATCCTAAATCACTTAAATTATAAGATAAATCAAATTGGTTGTCACTAATATGGAGTTTTAAAAAATGAATACCATTTTTTTCTAGTTTTAAATCAATAAAATCATTAGTTATGTTAATTAATTTAAGTAATTGACTAGTATTAAAAATACCAATCTCGCAATCTTCTAAAGTTATAGGCGCAATAATTTCTCCTATGCAGTCCTTATTATCGACTGCAAATTTAATGTGAGCTTCGTTGTTTTTTACCTTAAATTTAACCTGGGATGTTAGCCCATTTAAGTAAAAACTTTCAATAATTTGTGTTAATATTGTTTTATCCATTAGTTGAATGTAAAAAATTTATGTATTAGTGGATTTGCTGGTGGTAGTATCCATTCAAGATCTGTATAAAACCCTTGTAATTTTTTCTGTAATATGGTTTCAAAACTTTTTCCTCTATCAATGTACTCAGTTATAAAATTTTTAATTTTATCAGCCATATCAAATTCTAAAAAAGCAATTGCTTCTACATTATAAGGATTATTTTTTAAATAAACCCATTTTACTTTATCGCCTTGAACTATCTGGCTATGTTTTAAATCTAATTGCCAAAATCTTAATAAGTCATTATGTTTAATAGCTGCTTTAACGGATGCACCAGCTCCTGATTTTATTTCAGATAATATTTTACCTGGTCTAGGATGAGAAGCTACATATTCATTTAAGGTTTTAACAGATGTAGGATTACCTATAAGAGTAAAATCAATATCAGATGAAGTTGATTCTTGTCTAAATTCATGAATTTTCTTATCTATAATACTTTGTGAGGTACCTTTAATAATTAGTTCAAGAATTTCTTGATAGAACTTACCAAAATATTTAGGGAAATTGGCTTTTTTAAATTCTAATCCTTTAATATCAAGTTCTTCTACGGCTCTACCTTCTTTCTTAGTAATCCATTGAGCATATCTCCGTGTTGCTCTAAAATAAGCCGAACGAATAACAGCTTCTGTTTTCATCTCAAGCCTATGAGTTGAAACATTAAATGCTTCTTTAGCTAAAGTGTCATAATACTCAGTTATAATATCTTGGTACTTAAGAGCTACTTTTTCTAACATATCATCCTTTTCTTGATCAGTTTTAGTTTCAAAATCAGGATAAAGATGCAATAAAAGAGGTTCAGCATTAAAATAATTAGAGTCTGTATCTACATACGCACAAAAATTAAAATCGCCTTCATCACAAATCCACCATGGTGTATCTTCTAAATGTTTCATACTAAAATGTTCTTTCTCCTGGGATTGGAGGTAAATTAATGGGTCTATTACCTTTTGAATCTATGTCTGTTCTTTCTTTAAGAATAATTTCAAATGAGTTTCCATTAACTTTACATTTACCTCCTTGTTGTAACATTTTTTTAAAGAATTTTTCTTGGGATTCTTCCCAACTTTCAGATAATTCAATAATTAACTGTTTTTCAGCTTTAACTCCATTCACTAAAATAGTAACTCCGTTTCTAATTGATTGTCCTTTTAATACCATTATATATCTAATTTAATTTCTCCTCTAATAACTTGATTCATATGTCTATTAGCACAAAGTGCTGATTCTTGAATAATACGTTGACCACTTAATGTAATTGCTTCTGATAAAATTACATTTCCATATCTAAATGTAGGTAAAGCTGTAGCGCCATAAAGTGAGTTAAGTAAGATTTTCATTGTATATTGTAATAAATGATTCTTTTCACCTCCTACTGTATCACCTGCTTTATAAGCTTTTTTCATTTCACCTTTATATAAAACCCTTTCATCAAACCATTTTGATAATATAGTTGATAATACGGACTCTTTATCTGTACGAAAGATAACACCATTTGCTGAAATAGCCAAATTATATTGTTGAAGTAGTTTAACTATTTTAGAAGAAGTCCAATCAATTTTATTAAACTTGTCTTTATTAGTAAACCATTCAGTAGTACGAGGTTTATCTTCAATATCATTCATTAAGTCATTTAAACCTAAATGATTGTTTCTATCATTTAAATCAATAATTCTACCTATTAATGTTTCCTTACCAATATTAAGAGACATAATAATTGAAGGATATAGTGAAGTTAAATCCTCATCAAACATATAACGATACAATCCTGCTTTAGGACAGAATAAATAACCCCCAGCGTAATTAGCTTTTTTAATTGGATTTCTATCACGTGAAGGCGGAATTATATCTTCTGATAGTAAGAAAGCTGAAATAGCACCATCATGAATTTTAGATGATTGATAAACATCATCATAGTGAATTTTACCTTTATGTGCTAGATTTTTAGTTAAACTAATATAGTTGAATTTATTGTCTAATGCTTTTAGAATTTCAACGTCTCGAAAGTTATATTCAATAAATTTATCTTTATCAGTTTCAAATAATCTATCCAAACTACCTTCATATTCGATTTTGGATAATTTACAATATTTTTCTCCTAATGAATCTAATTTGTAAGAAGGTTCATCTGCAAATGAATATTTTTTATGTAAACGGATATAATCTAAAGAATACATCCCCTCAATTCTAATAGGTTGATCTTCATTATAAATTGTAATTCCAATATCA